CCGACGGAACCCAAGGACATTGACTTCATCGAGCCCGGCCAGTGCTTCCGGGTCGGGACGGAGTATTACGTCAAACTGGCGAGGAAAGAGAAACTCGAGGGCGGCAAAATCTCCGAGGTGCCGGCCGGCGTAAACCTTCAGACCGGCCAGATACTGACGGTTGCCCCCGATGCGACTGTCTACACGGCCCCAAACCTGTTGGCATTTGCTCTACCGATAGCGCGGGAGGGGTGAGAAAACCTTTTCGCACCCGCGTACTTTCCTTCCCACCCCTAACCCACCGTAATCACTCGACCGGGCGCGAAACAGAATACGCACCCATCGGAAACGTGACCGCCATCACGTCGTAACTTGTTGAATTCATTGACTGCGAAAATGTCGGATTGTGGCACAGGGATTGCATATTAATAGAAGCATGAACGCAAACACGAAAGAGAGGGAGACAATGACAAGGGAAGAAATGGTAAAAGCAGCCAAGGCCGAAGCAATGGAAAAACACGGCGGCTGGAAGCCTGAGCTGGTAGCAGCCATTGAGAGTGGTCTGGTGGTTGGTGACAAGATTGGCCTGGGTGGCAAATTGGTTGCCGAGATACTAGACGGCGACGTTGTGCGGATGGTCAACGACGGCAAAGAGACTGCCACGTTGTCCCTGGACGAGATGACGAGCGAGCAGAAAGACAGAATGTTGGTGCTCAAGGGCATCCAGGCCGGACGGACTGGTTGGAGCATCGGCACTGTTTGACCCAAGACCAAGAGGGAGGTTGTCATGGATGTGCGCAAGACTAAGAGCGGCTGGGTAGTCGAGATTACAAACCGAGCACATGGCATGCTGGAGCAAGGAGGCATCAGGGATCGTGAGGTGCTGTACAAGCGGGCCACCTTGGAGCGGTGCGGGATAGACTACGACAGCGACCCAGAGGATACGATCAACGATCACGGCACGACACAACTGCAATACCTGCTCAACCGGATCGAGCCTGACCGTGTGCTCAAGGCGGGGACAAAGATCCAATAACCCCCGTGGGCGGGTCCGACTCCCGCCCCGGCTTGTGTGCCCCGGTGGGCACGGGAAAGAGAGGGAAGTTATGGAAATCAAATATGTGGAAAGTGCAGACGAGCGGATAGAGGGATGGTACCTATGGTTGGACGGCGACATACCGACCGATCCTTTGACGTGGACGTGGAAAGATAGCGGCAACGGGCCGGAAATAGTCCGGCCAGAATGTGTCTACGGCCCCTACAAAAGCGAGGCAGAGGCCGTGAAGCTCAACTTGGGAGCGATCATCATCGAGCGATTCGCGTCGTGGGTAGGTACCGACGAAGAAAAACTCCTCGAAGACGGCGGCATTGTGGAAGACCACCTGAGCGACGAGTTGGGACGTACACCGCTGAATGCACTCGATGTCGATGACTGGCGGGGAGCGTGGGAGGAATTTCGGGAACATGTGGGCACGGGAGGTAGGTAATGGTCGAAAAATATACCATGGACACACATGAAACAGTTTGCAAATGTGGGGAAAAAATACATCTCACACGTCGTGGGCCGATAGCACTTATACCGCATGGACACAGGTGTCCGGCGAAAGAGATCCAAGACGCGGTGCTCCGTACGATTAGGGCTGAAGAGGCATGCGGAATCAAGATTACGCTTTCTGAAGTTGCGCGTCGGTTACGTGATTGGGGAATCGGAACATTTTTGGACGTGAGATCATAACCCATGCCAACCCCCCACTACACAGTAAGACTGAGCGACACGGAGCGAGCCATCCTACTTGAGCTTGGCAAAGGAAACCTCAGCGCGGGAATCCGCAAAGCGGCCCAGATGGTCAAGGGGCTGCGAACCCTGGCCAACGAGGGGTCAGTCATGGGGATCACCGCAGCTCTCAGGGCGGTGGAATATCTAATAGAGAGGTGACAGAGAAAAACGAAAGGCTACTTAATGGACGTCGAAGCCATGAAGAGGTGAGGAAATGAGAAGCGGGACAGGGAAATGGAAAAGCGAGACCAAGATATACGTTGTCATGGGCGTTACCGGTGAGTACGACTCTCGGCAGGATTGGAGTGTCGCCGCATATTTTGATGAAGAGATGGCCAATAAGCACGTGGAACTCGCGGAACAGGAAGCGAGAAGGATCGCCGAAAAGTTCCAGGAAAAGGTCTTCCTGCTGCTCGAGCCCGAAGACCTGCCGCCAGATGAGCGCAATCCCTACGATCCATGGATGTCAATTGAGAAAAGAACGGATTACTACGTTTTGGATGTAGGCATACTAGATGAAGTGCCCCTTCTGCGGACCCCTTAAAAAGAGTCGCGACACCCCCGCCATACCGACCCTGACGAATCCGCCACACCTACCCCTTGACATATGATCTCTTTGTCGCTACAGTGGGGTGGTGATAGGGCAACGATGTCACATACCGGACGATCTGCGTGACAGAGTGATCCGGTTTTGCCGCTTGACGGCCAACTCCCGCATGACGGGGTCGCTTGAACGGTGCAGATGAACAACGGCTCAAGGCCTACACAACCCCGGAAATCCGAGAGGACCCACAACCCCGTGGGCGTCCGTTCAGGCACACCGACGCAATTGAAGAAGTTATTTGCGAGTCAATCAAGCACGGCAACACTAGAGAGGCAGCGGCAAGGGCTGCGGGCATAGGGGAGAGAACACTCTATGAATGGATGGGTGAATTTCCGCATTTTTCGCAGTCCATAAAAAAGGCTGACGCAGAGGCTGAGGGATACGCCGTTGAATGCATCCAGAAAAAAATGCGAACGAGCTGGTACACCGCAGCATGGTGGCTTGAGCGAAGGCGCCCTGGTAAATGGGGCAAGAATCCCGTCCCAGATTGTCAAGACAAAGGTGAAGATGAGGATTGGATTTTCCGTACTCGCCTACCTTCTGGTGGTGTGTTGGTTGTCTCTGGCGATGCTGATTTCGATAAGGCTAGTGATGCCGCTCTTCGAGACAAAGAATAACTCTGGGGATCTGATTCGTTATCTAGATCACCAGAATAGGTTTATGTGGTCTAAGTCGCGGAATACCTATCTGGGTGGTGGGTGGAGATCCGGGAAAAGCTACGGCGGTATCGGGTTTTGTTCTGTGTCGATGAATTTCAACCCCGGTTGCGCTGGCGCCATCCTGGAGCCGGATTACAAAATGCTTGAGGATTTCCTTGAGAACAAATTCAAGCCAGCCTTCGCCCCCTACATCTTGGGCGAGAAGAGAACGCATTTCTTGTATCGAATTTTCCTGAAGCGTGACATTACGGTTCTAGGGCTCTCGGGCCACAATCTGGACAAACTGGAACAATTTGAACTTGCGTGGCTGTTCGCGGATGAAGCCGGCCTGATGAAGCGCGATCTTTTTGTCCGCGCAAATGCAAGGGTAAACGATCCAAAAGCTGGTCGGCCACGCATAGGTTACGCCGGTACCCCCAAGATCGGGTGGATGTCCGATGTTTTCGAAGGCAGGGACGATGATCAGCGTCTCTGTATCCACGCCAAGACAACGAGCAACCCCTATCTAACCCAAGAGTTCGTGGATGGGTTGCACGCGAGTTGCCCCAAGAGATTGCGGGCCGCCCTGATGGATGGCCGGTTCGTGCCCGGCGGCGGTGTTGTTTACCCAGAATTCGATCGCTCTCGCCACGTCATACCGTGGAAGTACTCGGAGTATGTCAGGATGGCTGATGGCTCACACAGCCGACCCGTTGTCAACATTGTTATCGATTGGTCGCCAAGGCGGCCACACGTTCTATGGATCCAGCGAGTTCCCAAGGGTGCGATCATGCCTGGGGGGTGGGAGGCCAAGAGGGAGATTTCGGTTATAGTCGATGAGATATACCCAGACGGCGAACACCAGTCAATCACCGTTCATCGGCTTTGCAGCATGATAAAGCGACGCCGCCCGCCTGGCTATGACGCACCCTGGCCAGTAAGTGAGGCAGTCGTTGACCCGGCTGGTAAAGCAGAGCATGCCACATCAGGTGAATCTGAAATAACCCAAGCCGAGAATTATCTGGGGATTCCCATCCTCTGCCGTTTCGGAGAACGAATTAAGGTTGGTATTCAGCACGTGCAGCTAGCTCTTGATCCCTCTGTTGGCCATCCGTTCCTTCTCTTCTCTTCGTATCTGGACAAGAACCCAGATCCGACAATGGGACACGGTGAAATCAACACGAGGCGGGCCGTGCTCAATGCGATCGAGGCCTACGCATACAAAGAAGACAGGGATGGGCGACTGCCCGATGAACCCCACGATGACGACGTAACAACTCACGCGATGGACGATATGCGCTACCACATTAGGTATTACTATCCGGTAGACATAATGCCCATCGATAGCTGGAGCGTGGCATGAGTGTATTCAGAACCATGATCAACTGGCTGATCGACGAAAACAAAACCCAGGTAACCTGGATCCTGGAGGCAGCGGACAAACGCCGACCGGTCGGGTACTCGAAAGAAGTGGCGAGGCGCTACAACTACCTGAACGGCGACATGAGGGAAGACGGGCTTGATTTCCTGAAGCAAGAATTCCCGAAATCGTTTTCGGATATGAAGTACAAGATGTTGCAGTTCCCGATCGCCAAGTTCATCACTCGCAAGCGGTCCCAGACGTTCCGAGGAAAGGGGATGAGATTTCATCTCGTCGACCGCAAGGGCGAAGAGGTGCCGAACGATTCCCCGGTCGCCAAGTCGTTCCAGGCGATGATCAAGGGTTCATTACTCAAGACGTCTCTCGTGGAGACAGATCGGATCGAGGATATCTGCAACGGTGCCGGGGTCAAGGTCTGGTGGGACGGCGATCACGTCGAACTATCACCTTACACGGGCGATAAACTACACATGGCCCTGAATCCCTACCGACTCTGGGATCCGTACTCCTCGATGGCTGTACTCTTCGAGCAAGAGGGTTTCGATTCGATCACCGACAAGCCCCGTTATGAAATATGGGGAGCACGCGAGCCGCACCTGGTGTCGAAAGAAACGGACTCGGACGGGGCGCCTATCTATAAGCCTACCCTCCACTACGTCGCCAGCGAGAACGAACCGATCAAGGTCAACGAGGAGGACGTCAACCCCTACACGGATCGTTACACCGGCCAGCCCTTGTATCCGTTCGTGTGGTTTCGATCTCGGAGAGGTGATGTGTACTGGAAGGGCGGCGACGACCTGGTCGAGTTCAACCGGTACCTAAACCTCGTACTGACCTACCTGGGCCACAACGCGATCTGGCAGATGGCCGCAACCCCGATGTTCACCAAGACGGCGGGCGGCGGACTCGGTGCGGACGAAAAAGCACAGCTCAAGAAGGTGATCTTTTCAGCCCCAAACAAGGCCCTCCAGATTCCGCCGGGTGTCGAGTTTTCGTTCGTTCGTCCCGATGTAGAGATCGCGCCGTTCCAGAACTTGATCGAGATGCTGGTTCAGTACGAGGCCCTGATGAACAACCTCAGCCCCAAGAGCATCGATATCAAGGGCGGGTTGCCACAAAGCGGAGTCGCGCTCCAGATAGAGTTGAAGAACCTGGTCGATTACTACAATGAGCGGGTACCCTTGCTGCGGCCCCACGTGATCAGGCTGCTGGACGTCATGATCTCGGTCTGGAATACGCGGATCGCGGGCGTGGAGGTCGAGGGCGTCCGACATGTCCGGATCCCCTCAGACTACCGGCCCGAATGGGTACCTGGTACAATGGACACCGGCCCGGTCGATGTGGGCGAAACCATAGACACCTATACTCGCGGTATGGAGGTAGGGGCCTACAGTCCGGACGACCTGGTCATGGCGATTCACGAGTGCGATGCCCAGACGGCGAAGCGCAAGATCGAGGAGAACCTGGCCCGGTACCGTGAAGTCATGTCAATGACAACCCGCTACCCGGAGGAACCAGACAGGGCAGAAAAAGCGGGTAAGGAGATCCCGATTGAAGAAGAAGACAAAGATATACCGACTGAAGCCGACAAGGAAAAGGCGAAGCGACTCGAGAAGTTCGTCGAAGGAGAGGAAGGTTGAGCCCCTTGATCCGTTCGCCGGCATCGACGAGTGGGGCTTGCCGATAATCAGGGATGTTGATCTAGGGGGAGAGGAGAAAGAGGATGATGGACGAGAGAACAAGCCTGGAGGGGTCAGTGGTGAGTGACGCCGCGACAACTATCACGTTTGACGAGACAATGGGATCAGACGGAGAAGGTTCTGTTGTGGTGATTGGAGATGAAGCGATCTTGCTCGGTAAATGTGTTGGTCATGATACCAAGAGGGTTCGCATCCCGTGGGCTGAAAGACTGTTTTCGCGGCCGTGGAAGCCTTGGCGCAAGTACAGGGAATATGCCCTCCCGATCTATGAGTGCACGCGAGGTGTGAACGCAACCTGTGCCAGGGCTCACTTTGTTGATGCAGCAATTTTGTTCCCAAGCCTACGCGCAAAACTAAGGGATTGGTGGAAAAGGGGTTGGTGGAAAAAATGATCGTCATCCAGTCAGTTACGATTCTTGGGTTGCTGTGCCTGTTATATCCCGTTTTTACCCTGGGCAAGCGTTACGCACAAAGGCAACTCCCCAAGAGCCGTAGCGATCTGCGTGTTGTCGTCGAGGCAGATACAAAGGCATTTGAGAAGCAGATCGAGAAACTCGGCGACCGGGCCAGATCCACGATGGAAGGGATCCGGGATGATGTCGATGTGGTTGTTGCTCGCATGGAAATCGCGGAGCGCACATTTGATCGGATCAAGGACAAGCGGCCATGAGCGGGAAGGTAAAGCTACATGATCCCATGATCCTGGGCCCCGACGGTCAGCCGGCGATCCGCTCGATGATCGCGGCTCACAACAGACGCAACCGGGCACGCATCAGGGCGCAGATCGGAAATTGGCAACAGAGTTTCCGGGTGGGCGAAGAGTTTGTCATACGCCGGGTCAGGTTCGTGATTCGTGAGTTTCACGACGACATGATGATTATGGGTCAACCCGAGTGTACCGAGGCCGATCGCGAGTGGTTTGACTCGTTCCGCGAGGGCCAGCTCTTTCCGCTTCGCGGCTGGGAGTTCGTTGTCTTTGACCTCATGTTCAATGCCATGTTTTTGCGCTGTCGCGGACCAACGGGAAAGCGCAGGAAGGGGCACTGGTAATGGTCTGGATTCCGAGGAACAGGGGCGGGACGTTTCGTGAAGAGGCTTTGTGCTCCCTGCTGGTCTTTGACTACCACTTGCCACCTGGGATGATGACCCCTCCGGGGTTTTGTGTCCCGTCACCGGACAAGAGCGGAGCAGTTGCAGAGCTGATCTACTTCCCGCTCCATCTCGAAATACTGGCGCCGCACAAGAAAGGCGGGGAGGAGATGAGGCCATGAAGTCACGGGTAGTTTATTTCGTGGGCCCGGAGGAGGGATCGCTAGCGTCGCTTCAGAAAGTCGGGGAACTTCCCGAGTTGGTACCCATGTACCTCGACGCCGAGAAAGCGGCTAGGGCGTGCGAGGTCGTTTCTAAATACCAGAAACAGGAAATGGTCGTATGGTCGGCCATTGTGTCGAAGGGACTGCAGCCATAGCCCGCCCGTACCACAACCCAGCCGTTGATTCGGCTGTCCGGAGACTCAACCGAGAATTCGATGACGCTTTTCGAAAACTCCGAGAATACCTGCAGCGCGAGCTCGGCAGCCTGGACACGACCGGCCGAATCCTTGAGCGCAACCGGTTCAACATCGATCGTATCAACCGGGCGTTACTCCCGGAGTTAAAAGCCAAGATCCGAGAGTTCGGTTTCGGCGACGTGCTGGATACACAAATCGACGGACTAAAGAGTCTGGCCGAGCAGGTTCTCGAGCAAGCCGGAGAGTCTGGCTTGCCCGTGAAATTCAAAGAGACCACGGGAGACGTGATCAAGAACTTGCTGCAGGACGCACAGAAACAAATCCTGACGGACGAAACCAAAGTAGCCGCAGAACTCGAAAGCATGCTCAGACGGTCGATGACTGGCAATGTCATGTGGGACGATCTGGTCGACCGCATAGGCAGAAACCTACAGATCACACAGCGCCAGGCGATGACCCGGGCTGATGACGTGGTGCAGAGTTTTTTTACCACGACCCGGACCCTTCACTTCAAAGACGCGGGGGTCGACTGGTTTCTGTATGACGGACCGCGAGACGACAGAAACCGTGTGTTCTGTGCCCGGTTCGTCGGCACCAGATTTACCCTGGAAGGAATCAATCACTATCCCCCGAGGGGCCAAGAGGATCTTTGGCAACGCCCGAAATCAACGCCCCTGCCCCCATCGCAAAGCCTTGGGGGATATGGCTGCAGACATGAGGCCGTTCCGCTTGTAACGGCGGAGGCGATCAACAGGTACCCGGTGGGCCCCAGGTTCGGGAAAATCCCGGGGGTCATGAAAGCGAGGGTTGCGGCATGACGATGGGCGAGCAGGATATCCAGAAAGCGATCCAGCGTGCCAGGATTGAAGTAGCAAAAGCAAAGGGCGTGTTCGCGTATCCGAGGATTGTACCTAGCATCCGCCAGCAAGGCAGGCGGGTCAGGCATGCGATATTTGCAGCCAAGGGGATCGCTTCGTTTGCAAGATGGGCGGGACTCGGATTGGTTCGGGGAGATGAGTGATTGACCTCAACTTTCATGTCGACACCCGCGCCCTGCAGAAATGGGCGCTGCTCAAGCCGGGGACGAAAAGAAAAACGCTCCGAAAACTTGCGGGCCACTACATGCTCCTCGTTCGCGAGCGCGTAAAAAAGGGACTGGATGTAGGGGGCGCGCCGTTCCGTGCCTACAGCCCAGGATACGAACGCAGGAAACGCCGGGCGGGCCGCATGAAAGAAAATTACTGGCTGCGGCTCACCGGTAAGATGATGCGCTCGCAAAAGGCGAAGTACAGGAAGCGGGGCAAGAACTATCAGGCCACCATTTCCTTTGAGGGCACGAGGCCGCAAGCGAAGTTCGAGGGCAAGGGCAGGGGCAGGATCGACCAGAAGCAGGCAAAAACAGGGGCCGGCCTGACCGTCAACCTTGCTCAGGGCGAAATGGTATCTAACGCATATATCGCGGCCAAGAACGACGACATCCGGGCATTCGTCGGCGTAAACGGAAACGAACTCGAAGAGTTGCGGCGCCTGTTCCTGGAATTGATAGAAGTGTCTTGACAAGAGGGCAGAAAGTTTGCAACACTCAGGACAGAGAAGGAAAAACCAAGAGGAGCGCACACGGCTTGAAAAAGTGCTCAAGGATCTTCAGCGATGGTTTCGAGAGGGCCGGTACGGCAAGTACACGGTCTCTTTTCGTGCCGGCGATCCCTTCCGTGTGTGCCGAGAGGAGACCGTAGACTCAGATAGTCTGTAGGTAAAGACCAGCGAGGCTACGGAAGAACCGAGCCCCGGAGTAGCGCATGACGCTACCCGGGGCTTTTTTTGTTTCCGCATGACGGACGGAGGAACACATGAGAATCAACGGACTGCATGACGGTCTCGACCCCGAACAGTCGCTTGACGACCGATCGGAGACCTGGATGGCTGACCTTATCGCGTGCTGCGCCGACGACGGAGGAGACGATGGCGGCGGCGGTGGGGGTTCGCGTGACGACTCCACCGATGACGACGACAAGGGCGACGACGACAAGGGCAAGGACGACAAGGGCAAGGACAAAGACGACGACGCCAGCGACGATGACGACCTGGACGATCCAGAGGACCTGGACCGGGTCGACAAGAAAAAGCTCGAGAAGATACTCGAGGACCGACGGCGTAAAGGCAAGAGTGAGGCAGCGCTCAAAAAGGAGAAGGCGGCGATGGAAAAGGAGCTCGCCGATCTCCGGAAGTTCAAGGATGCGAAAGAGCGCGAATCGATGTCTACCCAGGAGAAGCTGGAATCCGATTTAAAGAAGGAGCGAGAGGAGAAGGAGAAGCTCAAGAATCGGATCGACCATCTCGACCGTGTCCAGGCCGTATCAAAAGCCCTGCCCGAATACCGCCCCATCCTCGCCGAGCAGCTCAAGCTCGCGGAGGAAGCCGACAAGGATCTCGACCGTGAGCAATGGCTAGCCGATCAGGAGAAGACCAGACCTGCCCTGTTCGGTTCGCCAGCACCCGCAGCGGCCGGAGGTCATCAGCGCCAAGGCTCTGAGACGAACGCCGAAAAAATCGAGAAGCTCGAGAAGAAACGAGACGAGGGCCAGAAATACGGCACTCTTTCGTCTGGCGAGATCGCGGTTATCGACTCGCAGATCCAGCGTCTCAAGCTAGGCATCGAATGGGAGCAGTAAAAAGCAAAGGAGTTTGACATGACGTTAGTAAGAGACGGAGTTGCCAGCGACGAGCTGGTCGGTCTCCATCAGGCATACGCCAACACAATGGCGCTGCAGATGAGGCCGGAAACCCCCATCCTGTCGATGGTCTCGCCGAACTTGAAGAATCTGCGAACCGCCGACGGTATGGTGCCCTACGGACAGCGGGCCTACAAGTACAAAGAAAAACAGCATCTGGCCGCCCGCACAACCCTAAACGGCGGGATCGCTGCAGGAGTGACCACTGTAGTCCTGACCGACAAGGTTTGTCGGCCCAGCGATATCGTGATTTGCGGCGACGAAGCGATCGAGCTTGGTACCAGCGACGACTACCTGACCTTCAGCGATTGCACGCGCTCCAAGTTCACGGGGGCCGACGCCGCACACAGCGACGGCGACAACGTGTTTGTGTTCGGCACCTCGTACGAGGAGAGCTCGAACTCACCGACCGCCGGACCCGTAAAGCAGGCAACCGAAGTTACGACCGACACCGACATATTCTTGGAGTCCGTGAAGGTCTCCGGCTCTGCTCGCTACATGCAGCAGTACGCCGAGGGCAACATGGACAAGATCGTCCAATACACCCTGGAAGCGGCTGTCAGTCTCAAGAAGCAGTTGCAGTACCGAATCATGTGGTCCGACTACCAGGCAAGCTCGGGCGAAGACACCGCCGGCCGTTTCGACGGTGCCTATGAGCGGATCGCTGGCACGAACTATGTGGACTTCGGATCCGACAACATCAGTTACCCGGACGTACAGCAGATGGTCCGGAAGTGCACCCGAAAGGGTGCGACCGGCCCCTTCATGCTGGCGGTCTCCGACTACCAGCACGATCAGATCGATCAGTGGGCGCAGCCCTACGGGCGCCTGGAGGCATCCGAGCTGGCACAGGCGATTTTCGGATCGCACGTTTTCGCCCTGAGAGTACAGGGTAAGGTAATCGACATCATCAGCACCGACGAGATGGACGTCAACGCGCTGTTGTGCAGCTACCAGCTCGTGGGCGTCGGTCCCAAGAGTGCGGATCGAGTCTTCCACCCCGAGGCGATTGGAAAAAAGGGCGACTACGACGAGGTGATGGTGGTCGGCGAATACACCTGCGAATGGCCCTTGCCCTACGCGCACTGCTGGGGCAAGAGCGTGAAGTACGAGTAGCGACAGCGTCAACCTGTCGTTTTAACTGAGAGGAGAAAACTAAAATGATGAAGTGCAGAAACCTGATAAAGCAGACCCCTGGGAACACGCGGGTCGTTTTTCTTCTGGCCATTCTGGCCGCTCTCTTGACTCTGGTTGCCGTCCCGATGGCGAGCGGAGGGGACATCACCCCGACCCGCACGTCGACTGCCGGCAGTCACGAGCAACTTCGGAGCGCGTCGCCTGGATTCCAGAACTTCGTGATCGATCGGACGATCGCATGGGTACCGTTCACCCCGATCCACTTCGCAGTGTCGACTGCGAATGATGGAGGTATCACCACGACCTCAACCGTCGTGGGCGCCGGCAATGGCACCCCCTCGATCGTAGAGATCAATACGTCCGGGATTCTGGGCGTCACTACCGACGCGGACGACGAGGCCGTCATGGTCTTGTTTCCGATTCCGAACGATTGCGACCTGACCGAAGACATACGGTTGCGTGCACTATGGAGTAACTCCGAAAGTGCAGGCACCGGCACCCTGGCTGTGGTCTTTACCTACGAGGTCCTGAAGGTCGACACGTCGACCATCGGCAGTGGCGAGCCGGACGATGCCTGTGACACCGACGGTGCGGCCGTGGCCGACAAGGCGGCCAATGTTTTGAATTGGACGTCCTGGTCGACGATCGACGGTAGCACCATAACCGGTGACCCCGGGGACGACTTCCTCGCAATCAAGGCAAAAATCGACCTGACCACAATTGCGGATGCCACGGTTTACGGTATCCAGATCCAGTACTACCGGAAGTGGCTGGACTAGCGCTTGGAGCGAGCCGGGGCCTCGTAAGGGGCCCCGGCGGTCCTGTCAATTCCAGAACTCTTGGAGGAAGTGATGGCGAAGAAATCAGCCAGCCAGAAGCTCGAAGACCTCGAGAAAAGCGATGAGGAACTCGAGCAGGAAAAGAAGGCCCCAAAGCCCGACGGAGTGCTGTTTTGGCATCGGTTGAGGGCCGAGACATCCGTAGGTCCCAGGTACTTCGACGATCCAGCAAAGGCCCCGGCCGGCGCGAAGATCCCGGAGGCAACATTCTTGCGGATCAACGACCCGGACAATCCGGGCAAACCCTTGACCATTCGCGGATCGCGGCGAATTAAAGACAAGAACATCATCGTGTACCTGATCCTGAAGAACAAGCCGACCGCGAAAGCGTCGGGCGGGAGCAAAATCGGGTCCATCTTGTACGACCCAGACGAAGTGGTTGAAAGCGGCGCGATGACTCGCGAGGAGTTGAAAAACGCGGCCGTAAAGTCGATCGCTCCGAAGTGGTACACGGACCCGGCCGCCCCTCCCCCGAACATCGAGGCGTCGCCCGAGAGCGAGTTGGATCGCATGGCACGGGAACGAAACATTCCCAAATACGATCTGAAGGCCACGATTTTCGAGAAGAAAGCGCGGATCGTGGAGTTCTTCAAGACGGGGCAATAATGCGACCGCTCGTGTTGGCATTGGCAATCGTGGCCCTGGCTGGGTGCCAAACAAAGGACCCGGTCAGGGCCTCTTTTGAATCCTGGTGGGGCGATCTATCACAGACCGAACGATCGAATATCTCCGAACCCGTGGTCAATCTTTCTGACGATGATCTGGACAGCTACAGGCTAAGGCCGTCCGAGATGGAGAAGGACGTCGATGCTGCGGCCCGGTTCTGCAACTGGTGGAATACCCTTAGCCCTGGACAGATCGAGGGGTACGCCCGCGAGGTGCAGGCCCGAAAGATCGAGAACATGCTGGCGATTACCCAGGACGAGAGACGGCAACACGAAAGGGCGGCGGCCGAATTCCGGCGAGCTACACGCACGATCCGGCCGGCCTCCGTCGTGACGGTGAATGTAAAGAAATGATCCGGTGGTTTTTGCGGTTGCTGCTGCAGCACTTGTACTTACCGGAGGACGGAGGCTGAAATGTTGAAACGATTGATTCTCATCCTGGCTCTGATGTGGGCTCTGCCCGCACACGGCCAGTCTTTCAAGGTCTTGGATAACTGCGAATCGGTAGCGAGCTGGACCGTACTAAGTACGGACACAAGCGGCCTGGCCGTTGATGTCAACCACGTCTGGGGTCATTACTCGATCGAGTTCGACAAGGTCGATGGAGCCGCCAACACCGTATATGGTGCCGTCTACAGAACCCTGTCATCGGTTGACGTCGAGGAGTACGCAAGCAACGGCGGGTTTTTTCTGTTACCGCTCTATGTCTCGGCCACCACCGATATTGATCATTGTTTCCTACGTCTCGGCACGAGCGCGAGCCATTACAACGAGTGGCGGGTCGATGACGATACACTCTCGGCCGGCTGGAATAACGTGAGGCTTGCCATAGACGAGCCAAACGCTTCCGGGAACACCGGCAATGGCTGGCAGTCTTCAGACGTCGACTACATGGCCGTGGGCTGTGCGTTCGATGCACAGGACGACACCCTTGCTGACGTCAGGTTCGATCGGATCGTCGCCATCGGTGGAGAGCAGGCGACAACGTCGTCCCTGTCAAACGATCTGATGGTCGTGGACATAGATGCTATGAGGGTTGATCTCGCCGCCCTGGAAGTCTTGAACACCGCCATCAAAACGGCCGCCGAGAAAATGGACGACTGGGACGCCACGGAAGACGGCACAGCGGCCACGGACGGGCCGCAGATAATGGTCGAGGCGCGTACTTCGCAGAAGGCTGCCATGACGGCGAACGGGGACGCGACAAGGCCGGTGGCGAACGATCACGGCGAGTTGGTGATAGCGGGCACATCCTGGACCACGAAGAAGGTCGGGATGGAGGAGGCCGACCCGCTTAGCGAGCATCGTAACAACATTGAGTTGTGCGACTTGTCCGGCATTACGCAGGGCACATCCGCTGTTTGCGGCTACTTCGATCTTTCCGGCTACCAAAGCGTGACTGTGCATTGCAAGGCAACCACCACTCCGACTGACACCACAACATATACCATCGAGTGTAGCTCGGACACAGAGACGACCCCCGCCGATGCCTCCTACGTCGACGTAACAACCGCATTCCTTGAGCTGGGCGACAACGATCACAATGCATCTTATGTTGACGAGGAGACGATCTTGCTGCTCTCCCACGTGCCGCTGCATCACTGCCGGGTCAATTACGATACAAATTCCGGTGGCGGTGACGACGGGGCCATAACCTGCTGGGTCAAAGTGCTGTACTAGGAGGCCGGTATGAAGAAAGCGATCGCGACAATCGGAGCACTGGCGCTGTTGGGTGGCGGCGCGATGGTGCTGTCTGACAACAAGAACCCGGGCGATGAGGCGAGGGCACGCGCGCTGCTGGAGGGGATGACTGCCGAGCAGTTGACGGCGGATCCCGCGCCGGTGAATGCGGCCGGCCCGGCCGACCTGGACGACGAAAAGATGGCGGCCGTGTTTGAAGAGTTTAAGAACCCGGAGGTGAACGGCGGCCTGGCGGGTATCGCGCACCGGCACAAGTGCTCGCTTGCACAGGTGCGGCTATTGAAGCGTTTGCGAGATGAGCGCCTGGATGAATTGCAGGAAGCCCAAGCGGAGCCGATAGAGAAATGAAACGACTCCTGATAGCATTCCTCCTGCTTGCCCTCCCGGTACAGGCGGGGCAGGTAACCCGCTTCACCCTACCCGCCGAACGCATGCGGGGCGTGACATGGGCCGACGATTTCCGATCTCAGACAAGCTGTGAGGACAACGGAGCCACGGTCACCGGGTCGCCTACGTTCTCGGTTTCCGACGGCGTCACCTTGGATGGAACAACGGATTGTCTGCAATACGATCTGTGCGGGCATGAGTTCGACAGTGACCCCATTTCCATCGTGATTGAGTTCACGCCGGATTTTGACTACGACGAGGATGAATATTCGTTTTTTTACTGCACAGATAACGCTGGCAGTCGTTACAGCATGTCGAAATACCCCAACGCATGGGCGAACGCGATCAACGTGCGCTTTGGAAACACAAGTATAGACAACATTGCAGCTGCTTCCTATTCGGCATATTGGAAAGTCGGGGAGCGAAACACGATAGTTGCCAGCAGCACGTCGGGGGATACTGATGTGTACCTCAACGGGCACCTGGTTCTTGACAGCAGTGCCACTGCATGGACACCAAAAGAGCCTCCGGTTTTTATTGTTGGCGATTATGATGGTCTCGGAGGAAACAACTTCGACGGCACCATTCACTCCGTCAAGGTTTTCCATGCCAAGCTCACCGCCGATGAAGCCGAAGACTATTACGATCAGACTACGTTTGCGCACCAGAACCTTGGAACAACCTGGACGTTCTGCAACTCAACCTTGTTGAGTGACACGGCAGGGAACAACACCCTGTCAGTCAACGGGACGGCAAGCAAGGATACGCTGTGCGGCTACACCTACGATGGGACTACGGGGTACTTACAAGGCACAATCAACACGGGCATCTTTGACAACGATCCGTTGAGCATAGTCATTGTCTTCAAGCCGGATTTTGACTACGACGGTGCAACGGATCGCATGTTTTTTGATGCGGATGACGGGGCAAGCGCTCACCGCACCTACTTGTGGCACGACACAACCAACAGCGAGTACGATCTTTATATTCACGACACTGAAATAGGATCTATTGCTGAAGCGGTTGTTGGTGCGCGGTGGATAACGAATCAAACCAACATAATTGTTATGTCCGGTGAGTCGGGAGATACCGATTTATATCTTAACGGAGCATTGCTCATGGATAGTGATGCAACCGCATGGACTGCACAAAGCGATGTAGATCGCCTGACTGTGGGTGCTGATTACACCGGGGCGGACTTTTACGACGGCTCCATCCAATTCTTCCAGGTGCTCCCAACGAAACTTACTCAGTTACAGGTACACGACATCACCGCTCGCGTGAGGCGGCAGGTACAAAACCAATAGGAGATCACATGGCCTACGGAAAAAAGACTGGTGGCGGAAAGGGTCGCGGCAGAAGCGGCGGCGGGAGACGAAACAAGAACACAGGCGGTTGCCGTGGAAACGGACCCGGTAAGGGTCGGGGCGGTGGACGCGGGGGCGGGAGGGGAAGAAAGCAATGAGCGAGATCAAGGAAAAGGCCCGGGAGATACATCGGAAGCTTCGGCACATCTCGGAAGAGAAGATTGAGGAAGTGTTGATCGAAGCGTCCAGACTTCCGGCGCGACGCAAACCCAAAAAGAAAGAGGCAAAGAAATGAAGGCGATCGCTGCGCTGATACTGTGCGCCATGCTGTTCGGGGCGTGTGGCGGAATAAGCCAGGGGCTCAAGCCGGAGATTCAGAAAATGGATTGTCCGCCTTGCGAGTGCCCACCGTGTCCGACCATGAAGTGCATGCCGTCGCCCACTGAGCCAGAGCGCGTGCCTTGCTACTACAGGCACGACGTCCTGGATTCTCTGGGCCTGTGGATTCCCTCTTGGGTTCCAACGCTCTGTCACCCCGACTGTGTGGACGGTGACGGGGTAATGATTCCGGGGTGTAACCGGTGAGCGAGGCTGTCACAAACGAAATGCTGGCCCAGGACATCAAGCGTCTGGTCCGCTCGCATGAGCAGGCCCGCGAAGAGAATCGTGAGGATCACCAGCGGATCTTTGACTGCCAGGATCGGCATGGCCAGCGGATTACTGCTTGCGAGACCGACATACGCCACCTCGATGATTCGGTGGTCAAGACGGCGCAGAACACCAACGGGACTGGCAAGAGGCTTGGCAAAATCGCAGAGCAAGTTGCTCTGATCACGGGCAAGACATCGACGACCTGGCGCATCGGGACCTACGCGATCACGGCGGCAATCGGTGGCGGACTCGCGATCGTGATCAATCTCCTAATCGGAGGCTGAGATGATCGAAGGATTGATTCAGGGCGTGAAGTACAACACGGCAGTCACCCGGATCTATTTCCACCTGCGGCACGACGGCGAAGACGTGACCACTGTTGACGACGCGAGCGCGACGGTCACGGTGTACGACACGAACGGCGACGCGATTCTTGAAGACGAAGCGCTGACCCAGGTGGGGAGTACTGCCATTTTCTACGTTGATATCGACTCTACCGATACCGACGCATGGGAGAAAGCCTACGGTTACGTTGCCAAGGTGGAGTGGGAGGTTTCGGAGACCGCGTATGAGGATCGCTTCCTGCTCGATTGCGTGGCCTGGCCGTTCAACGAATCACTGGTTACAACCGAAGAAATCGACGACATGCATCCGGAATGGAAGGGGAAGAAACCGGGCGATTGGACCGACTGGACCCAGGCCATAGAGATCGCACATAAGCGCGTGGCTCGCGAGCTGCGCCAGATGCGAGACAGCGAGGGCGATCCGATCTACGCGAACCGGATTCTGGACCGTGGCCAGATCCGCGAAACCGAGATTGCGTATGTCGAGGCTGTCATCGCATCCCGGATCAGGATAACCGACGAGGAAAAGGCCGGGTACCTGGAGGCCGCCAAGTACGCCATGCCTACCCTGATCTATCTCGACAAGGACGACGACCTGGTCAAGGACGAGGATGAAGAGATGGCCATCGCCATAACCCTGGTGCACTGATGAATAACACGACCCCAAGTGCGATCTGCGACTCCATTGAAACCCTGATTGCCGGGCTGACTCCATCGGGTGGTACCGATGTCGGCGGTAAGGACGCTTTCGCCAAAATTGACGAGGTCGACTACAACGAAGACCCCGAGGAGCTGGCCACGTCCGAACTCGACAGGCAATTCATGATCCACGGGGTGGTTCCCGATTCGATCGTCACCCCGGGCCAGACCGCCCATAACACGAGCCTAGCGACGGTGGAGATCGCAATCGGCCACATGGTCGGAGACTACGAGGCGTCACGTGACCGTAGAGACAAGGACCTGCAGCAAATCATCGCCCAAGTAATCCGATCCGAGAACAGGCCCGAGGGCGTCTTGCTCATCAAAACTGAGGGTCGGGCATCCGGTCCAGACCTCGTGAAGCAAGGCACTTACTGGTGGACCGTCTTGGCCTTTCTGGTCGAGTACTTCACCGATCCAGATTACGGAGGAGCATAAAATGGCATACGCCACACGTTACATGAACGAGCAGTACAGGGGCTTGAGTTACGGGACGGCCGCAAGCCTGGCCGCTGCGCCCGGTGCTTACTCGGCTCTGTTCGCAGAGGCGATCGAGGTCGCAGTCAAGCAGAATCCGCTGCAACCAATGACTCAGCGATCCCAGGCGGCCCGTGGCAAGGACGCTGCGATCATGGGTGCGGATCAGGGTGAGTTGTCCTGTAAGTTACAGCTCAGGGGCGGGAAAACGGCCGCTGCGGCCCGAGGGACGAGCCCTATTGTCACGCTGGCGCAATACATGGGGTTTAGCCTTTCCCAACTAGCTGGAGGCGCTGACAAGGTGACCGGGGGCTCTGCCTCTACCCTGGAGTGTGCGGACGGAGACGATCCGGGCTGGGCCATCGGCGATTTCGTGCTGGTCAACGCCGACGAGGACGGGACGCCCGATCTGCAGATGCGGTGCATCTCTCGGATTCAATCCAGTGAGGGCACCACGACGATCACGGTATTTCCGGACTTCTCCACAAACCCGGCCAACGGCGATACATTCTATGCCGTAGACGTCCTGAAGCCTTCCCCGGGCAAGATGACCACATACCACGGGCTGAAGGCCTACAGGGGCGCCGGAGCGACTGACAGACACATGCTGGAGCTTCTGGGCTGCGCCGGATCGATGTTGATCGAGGAAATCGCGGCCGGCGAGATCCCCTACGTCACCATGAAGTGGCTGGTCGACAACTTTGCAGCTAGCGAAGATAATCGGGTTGAGGCGCAGGACGACTTCGCCAAGGCATCCCCTCTCCTGTCCGACAGTTTTTATCTGGACAGCCAGGACATCCCGCTCGCCTCCTTTTCGTTCAACCCAGGGCTGGAGCCCAAGCCGATCGTGGGATCAAGCGGAGCGCAGGGACGTATCAACTGGCACCACTCCGATCCCGATCCGGAGCTGGTAATCAAGACGCTGCACGACAACCAGCACTGGACCGACTTGGCGGCCGAGACCGAAAGAACCGCGTTTATCTCCTCTGTGCTCGACAACATGCAAGCATGGGCGATCGGTGTTCCTGCAGTCCAAATCATTGAGGCCGGTTACGGAGACTATCCCGAGGAGATGACCGGGGCTGCCCTGAAGCTGAAGATCAATAACCCGGGCCAGAACACGGACGACACGGACTATCCGTTGTTCTCCATGGGGTTCAGTGGCGCCGCGACGTAGGCCGGAGGCAGAGATGAGAGACCAGGTGCTGATCCCAGACCTGAGCGCGACCGAGGCATATAACCTCCACGAGCTGCGAGCCATGCACGGGTTGATAGTGGGCGAGGCCATGCTTGCAGCGGCCGAAGACAAGGGCGACGAGAAGGCCAAGAAAGAAGCACAGGAGCAGATGGCGGAGGCTGAGGAGTGGCTGGCTGAGGCCGAGAAAACGGAGGACGCCCCCGTGTTTCTGATCGGCTACGTGCCCGGGCCGCTCAAATCAAAGCTGCGGCGACGCATGGCCGACATCTCCCAGGAGATCCGGGACGCCAAGAAAAAAAACGAGGATTCCGGGCCGACTCCCGAACAGCAAGAGCGTCTCGAGGACGCGGCCCGTGACTGGATCAAATATGGGGTCAAGGGACATGCCAATATCCCTAGCGACATTGGATTTGAAACCGAGGAGATTCGGGTTCGTGGCCGAGCCGTCCCGGTGGCGTCCGAGAACATGGTCGAACTCTATGAACAGGCCGGGCTGCTCTTTGCTCTTGAGTCGGTGATTGCCCGCTACAACACACTGGGCACAAAAAAAAAGAGCAGATCACGATCTACGTCTGGCGACAAGACGGTGACTTCGACTGCTCAAGATGTGCCCGAGACCCCACACTGAAGAGGAACAAGGGATGTACCGAGCCGGCGCCGTACCAGTTGAAGCGAGGAGACCCGAAGGACCCGATCTACCTCGACAGGTGCCCGGCCCGGGTAGTTGGTCGCGACGTCGTCGACTTGGTCAACGACTTCAGAACGGCGGACGGGAAGGCCTCATTTACCGAGCAAGCCCTCATGCCTCCCCCGTATCGGGAGGCGTGGGATTTTGTAGCAGCGGAGATTGATCGAAAGTGGCGAAGGGAACAAAAAACGTAAACGTCACCATTACCGCCAGCGACCGCACAGCCGCTGGGGTGAATAGCGCCAAAAAGAGAATCTCGGGCGCAGCCTCCAACATGCGCCAGATGAATCTGGTATCGAAAGATGCCGGGATGGCGATGTCGCAGTTCAACGAGAAGACCGAGAAGGGGAGGCAGGTCCTGACTGCATTCGGGGGTGCCGTCGGGGGCGCTGCTGGAAATGTAGTGTACTATACCGGAACCCTGACCTATATGCTCGGCCGTTTCAACCTCCTCGAAATAGCAGTCATGGCCGGCGTGGCCGCAATCGGGGCTCTGGCGTGGGCGTTCACGAGCAGTTCGGCCGAAGCCGATGCGTGGGGGAAGACTCTCGACGATGCGAAAAAGAGCACAGACAACCTGGTCGAGTCAATAAACGACTGGATCGAAAGCGAGAAACAACAACGAGAGGGATGGACGAAGTACGAGAAGCGTCTCAAAAAGGTCAACGATGAGCTGGACACGTATTATGGCGCAATGATGGGGATCACAGAGAAACTCCGCGAAAACGCGACCGCAATTGAGCAGCTCAACAACGAATACGATAGCGATCTCGTTCACCAATACGTCCGTGCCTGGTTTGCCTTCGGTGACATCGCTATCACCAAGGCCCGTCTCCTCAAGGAGGAGCAAAAGGGCCTCAATGACGGGATGAAGAAGGCCATGGAGCAACAGAAGGAGGCCGACGAGGAGGAGAAGAAGAAGAAAGGGAGGGGACCGTCAGGCCCGAGTGTCCTCTTCCCAGGCGGCGGCGGGTTTTTCAATCTGGCCAGACGGACGCGAGAGGAGTTCGCGGGTATCGGCGACAAGATCGTCGAGGACCTGGAGAGATCCGGACAGGAGCAGGTGTCGCTTGAGGAGCGGCGACGCTCTTTGATTATCCAGGCCGACCGTCAATACTACGACGCCCGGGCGAGGCTGGACGAGGAGTACAGGAGGCAGCAACATCAACGCACGGTCTCGGCAATTAAGCAGAACATCCGGGATGAGCAGGCGCGGCAGAAGGTGATCGAAAATTCGATCGGCATGTTCGAGGCACTGGGTACGGCGGTTGCCCAGAGTGAGGAGCAGCAGGCGGCGGTCAGGATAGCGTCCATTATCGCCCGGGCCGTCCCGAAGGTGATCGAGGAGACGGCCGAGGGTTTCGGCGCATTGGGCAACTTCAACTTCTGGAGCGCGGCCCAGCATTTCACGTCCGCCGGGTTGTACGCATCACTTGCCGGCATGAACGCAGCCGAAACAGCCAGAGGCGCAAGTGGGGGCGGTGCCGGTTACGCCGGGGGTACTGCGGGGGGATCCGAGAGCATGCGAACTTCGCCACCGAGCGAGCACACACAAACGATCATCGTTGAACTCGGGGGACGGGAGGTCGGCCGGACCATCGTTGATATTAGCGACGCGGAGCAACGCCGGCGCAATCCGCAGCAGCGTAGACAGGAGTGGTCCTGATGGGTAGCCCCGCGTTTCTTTCCGAGGTAGTAATAACGGACTCAAACAAGTGGATTGATTTCGAGCTTGACGCGGGCGAACAGAACGCATCAATCGCAACTGGGACCTACGACGACATGCGGGCTGTTGCGGCGGCACATCAGGCAGCCATCCAGGCCCTGGGCGGCGCTGCTGCGTCTGTAACGATAAGCATCGGGTCCGACGGCACCACAACAATCAATCTCGGCGGGACCGGCAAGCTGCTGTGGAAAACTGGCACACACGGCAGCGACAACACGGACACGCACTGTGGCGATCTTTACGGATTCAGTGACGCGGCCGACGATACGGGCGCCGCGTCCCTTGATTCCGACAACCAGCATCAACACGGATTCTACGCCAACATGGGAGTCAAGATAGATACGAAGGACCGGGCCGACTCCCCGGGACCCGCAACAGAAATCACGATGGACGGGACGTGTGAGCGGTTTTCATGGAGTCGCAACAGTGACAAGAACAGGATCCGAGAAGTTGAGCTGCAATTCATCACGCCAGCCAAGTTTTTCGAAGCCGAGGCTGGCACGAATGAGTCGCTCGAGAAATGGTGGCGGGACGACGCCAGCAAGGGCACATATTTTCAATACTATTCAGACTCTTCTGACTTCGACAACAACGACGAGGGTAAGTATGCGCTGATCGTCGACAACGATCCGAATCTACTCGACGGCATCAACCGGGAGAGTCCGGGCGAAGAATATTACCAGAAGGTCGTGTTTCGGATGCGACGCCAGGGGTCCTGATGGCAAGCTCTGACTTTCTCGCCAAGGTTGGGTCGAGCAATTTCCGGGGCTATCTCTGGCTCGACATTATAGGGATCCGGGAGCGGTACGGATCGTTTACTCCATCCTGGAGCCCCGAGGATTCGGGAACGAACCGGCCGATCAGGCCTTGGTTTTCGCAGACAAAACCCCAGGTCTCGGGCCAGGTGGTCAAGCCCTTGGACGGAAAGACGGAGCCCTCGAGCGCATCGATCGCGATCATCGATAAGGACTCGGAGATCACGAAGTTGTTCTCGAGCGCCGACATGTCGGACGGGTACACGACGGTTACGACCGCAATCACTGCGGGCGACGGATCGATCGTCGTGGCCGATACCTCTGGGTTCAGCGCCGACATGGACATATACATTGATCGCGAAACTCTCCGAGTAACCGAGGTCACGGACGGCACCCACCTTGCCGTGACCCGGGGCATGTACGGATCCACGGATGCAGACCACCCGTTGACAGATGCACAAGGCAACACCCGGACACTAGGCGTCTACTCCAGACCCCCGCAGATGTACACCAGGGAGGCCGTGCTCTACCTCAACCACGAAGACGACGACGAGGCAGACGCGATCGTGCTGATCCGTGGTTTCATCGACGAGGGCACGGCGGAAATCAGGCCGGGCGTGTGGCAGTTGCAGATCGCGGGTCAGCTAAAACGGCTGAAGTGCAAGATCGGGGACACGCTGGCGAAGACGAAACTAAAAGTTGCGTTGACCGGGTACACAAACGGACCCCAGACCGAAGACTTCATAACCTACTGGTGTGCGGCGGTAGAGGACGCGGCCGGCTTCGAGGATTCGGGATGGATACAGATTGACAACGAACTTATCCGCTATCTCGAAAAAAGCACCTGCTCGATCTGGGTCGATTCTCTCGACACCCTCGTTTTTGTCGATTTCGGCACCGATGACCCGGCGGATTCCAACCCCCTGATCCCTTTCGGTAATGACAATGCGGGTCGGCGCATGCTTGCACTTGACACATGGGGGCTTGCTCCTGATGAATACGCGGTCGCGAGGGCTTTTCATAATTCAGGGGCAGAGGTCCAACAGGTCATTTCACACGAGGCCTTCACGAATCAAGATCCGATCGGTGTGTTCCTGGAATTCCTGTGCTCGACCGGCGACGGCACGAACGGAGACTATGACACCTTGCCCGAGGGATGGGGCGCCGGCATCGATGAGAGCCTGATCGATATCTCGGGCATTGAGGCCATGCGGGGCTACATCCAGGACGTCGATCTGAAATTCGTGATCAACGAGAGCGAGGACCTGGACGAATGGTTGGCAGACAACATCCTGCGTCCCTGCCTTTTGTTCCCGGTCGAGAACGACGACGGAACGATCGGGCTGCAACGCTTGCTGTCGAGGGAAGAAGCGGCAGACGGCGACTCGTACACGATCGACGAGTCCATATTGCATGAGCCCCCCAGGTTCGATCCGGGCAGGCCCCCGATGGCGGATTTCAAGATCAACATCAACTATTACCCGCCGGAAGATAAATTTTACGGGCACATCATTTGCGTGCTGGGAGACGGAAAGCGGAGATTTGAAGACCTGGCCGAGCGGTTCGAGGCCGACGTCAAGACGCTTTACGACAACACGATCAAGAACACGTCATGGGCCAGCGAGGACATGGGCGGAATGCCTCAGTACCTGCAACAGATGTTCGCCGTACTCTGGGACCGTTACGCGATCGTGCCCTGCCCCCGGGTGCGGATCAAGGCACTCCTTCCTTATCTCCCGTACCTGAAGGCCGGGAAAGTCGTGCAGATAACCTGCACGATGACGCCGGACCTAAAGAACAGCGACCGGGGGATATCGTCGCAATACTTCCAGGTCATGGAGGAGGGGATCAACATCGAGCAGGGGTTGTGCGAGCCATTGCTTTGGCAAATCGGGATCCACGACGCGAACTACAAGCCCATTGCCCCGAGCGCGAAGGTCAAGGCGTATGAGGCAGAGGGCGCCAAGGGATACCCTCGGATCACTCTCTACCCTGACGAATTCGCGGATCTTCTAGGTTACACTTACGACGTCGACGCATTCAGCGCCGGAGACAAGATCGCGTTGCTCTCCGGGGCCTCGGGCAATTACTACGGGCCGATTGCTGGAGCCTCCGTGGAGATCGAGGAAATCAAAGGCAGGGGCTCCGGGCCAGGCGCGGACGATTGCTATGTTGACCTCGTGGCGGCGCCCACAAATCCACCGAGTGACGGCGACTTCGTCGAGACGGCGCCCTACGACGACGCCGTGGCCGCCCAGCAGGACGCATGGGCTTTTCTTGCCGGTACCGATGGCGAGATCGGCACAGACGGCGATGATGGCTGCCGGAGGCTGTGATGGGCGTGAGGCGCTGGACAAAGTATCAGGAGCCGCAACTCGAACCGTTCAAGATCGGGAAGTGGCCGCGCTACGCCCCGGACGGCGGACTGGTCAACGCGGCGATCGCGAACTACGCCGAGACACGAAGGAATAACCTATGCTTCCCGGCCAATGTACCGGCGTCTATTACATGGAATAGCGAGGACGATCTAGGGTGGTCCGAATGGTTCCGGGTCCCCATAGGTCAGCGGTTGGTGAGGCAGGGGTATCGACGACTGAAAATATTTGTCCACGCCAAAACCAGTGTTGAAACCGTTGGCCACACGACACGCCTATTATTCCAGATCGGAGACAGGGAGGCGGTCCAGGTTGCCGTATTGTCGACGACGAAAACATGGGAGACGGTCGAGATCACACTGAGAGACGAGGCCGTCGGCGATGAGTGGTTGATCGTGAGTCACAACGCGGACGCCGGAAACGTGCTCTACGTCTACACGATCTCCATGGGCCAGCCTGGCGACAGCACGGTCTCGTTACTCGATACCAATTTCGCCAACTGCAAACTAGGCGACGACGATTACCCGGACAGCGCACTTGCCAGAAAAATCGCGCGGGACAACGTCGTTGCCGTGAGAAATCAGAAGACGTGCCGTGCCAACGTGTTCAATCATTTCTTCTACCCGTTTTACAAACAGGGATCTGTATATGGATCAGGCTCAGACGATCTCGGCACGTACAAAGTCTTCAAGCGCGCCGGCATGGAGACAGTCAAGATATATACCCTGGCCTGCAAATCCACCGGCGATCCGGACTGGACATGCAAGGTGACCTTCAACGGCGACACCGATGAGTTCACTGTTTCGGCCACATCGCCCACCTGGTACCTGTCGACCTTTACGCTGACGGGTTCCGACATCACCGATGAGCTCGAGGCCGAGCTCAAATTTGACGGCAAGGAAGGGACCAGCGCGACGTACCAATATCTACCTGGCTGGATCGCGCTTGAAGACCCGGGCGATGTATCCCATACCGTACCGGACATTGCCGATCTTACTCCTCCATCAATCATCGAGTCGTCCACGGTCGATGATATCCGGACGACCATGGCCCATCTATGGGAGGAGGGCGGGGCCTGTATAATCGGTAGCGACTGGAGATCTGGTCCTTACCTGTACTGCGACGCCACCACATTTGACAAAACCGACTTCGGGCCTGGTTCAGCCGCCGGGCCCGCTGCCACATCAACGTGTGCCCGTTGCATGGTGTTCCCGTCGACCAGCTCGCAGCGAATCAGGATCAGGATGGGGTTTCACACAATCGACAACGGCGGGACGGCCCGGGTCAAGCACATTACGATCCAGATATCTGATTCCGAAACCTTCGCGACGTGGGACGACGTACACCCGGCCTATGAGGACAACACGGACGGGGCGTATCAATTCACTCACGACGTCGACTCCGACGAAGGGGAGGTCATAAGCTGCGAGCTTGATATCAACTCGGCTGACTGGGAGTCCCACGGCACAGGTGTGCCGTTGCAGATATGGATCAGCGCAAAGACAGACAACGCCGACGAATACGTCGGGGTCGACTGGGTCGAGATCGGCGAGGTTGTCTTGCAGGAGGACGATTTCCCTTGATCGTCTTGTACTCATACGCGCACTCGGATCCCCGGGGTTCGCCCGGGGCAAGCAACTTGACCGGTGTTTGCGAGCGCACCGTCGCCCGTGAGGCATTCGCTCCACTCGATGCTAGGTGCCGGGCCGAAGGATTCAACGTCAAGGAATTCTCTGGCAACCTATCGGTCAGCGTTCGCAGGATGGAGCGCGAGGTCAAGCGGGCCAGGGAGCGGTACGAGAAGCACGTAGCAATCGAGTTGCACTTCAACCGCCCGCCCCAGCGTCAATGCCAGTGCGGCGCCGTCACCTGGGCCGGAGTGCCCTGTGTGAAGTGCGGGGCGCCCCCTCCGACAAAGTGGAGGTTCGGCCACACCGCACTAGTCAACAGATGGTCCGGGGCCTCGATCGAGTTGGCGGATCATGTTCTCGGCAGGCTCGGGCAAATCATTTCGTTCTCGGAGCGACGAGAAACAATCAAGATGCCTGATAGCAGGTATGGCCCGAAACTATGGCCGCGCAAGGTCCCGCCGCCTGCCGTTCTGGTAGAGGCCGGATTCGGAGTTGACCCCGAGTTTTCGGATTGGATCGCGGACCCGATAAACCAGCGGGCCTATGGCATGGCCGTTGCCGAGGGGATCTGCGACTACGTGAGAAAAAGAGAGGACCTACCACTTGAGATGTGGGGAAAGTGAGGAAACGATGGACTGGTCAAAATATTTTTCAAGGGAGTTCCTGGTCGCTCTGGTGTTGATAGTCGTCTCGATTGTCGCGCTGTTCAAGGGCTTGGTTGATTTCTTGCCGTGGGCGGGAGCTTGTGGAGGATTCGTTGCTCTGTTCTCGGCCGCCAAAACGGTCCAGAAACTCAAGGGCGTTGACAAGTAGACGTTGAAAAATCTTGTCTTCATCGCCGGGCTCGGTCTGGTTGTCGCGATCGGGTTGATCCAATGGGTGGCTGGATGTCCGGAAATCGACTGAAACCGCCGCCGGTACACATGACGTCATGCCCTACCTGCAAGACGATCCAGAAGGCCGGGACGCGATGCGGGATTTGTAAGCGGATCGTCCCGTACCCGGACGAGGGGGTGGCGGCCGTCGAGACGTGCCCGGGATGCGGAAGGCCTCGACAGGTGGGGGCCGCTTGCCAGAACTGCGGGAGGAAAGAATGAAGGCGTTGCAATGGATCTGGAGGCAGTTGAAGCGCGTGCCTCTCATCGGCTGGATCCTGATGGCGATCGGTGCGGCGATCGGGTTGCTGCTTGGCCGGCGCCGTGAACCGGTGAGAACAGATGCGCCGAATACTGGCCCGGCCCATGAGGAGATAGACGAGGCGGCCGCTGCGAAGCACGACGAAATAGACGAGCGGTACGATTCGATCGAGGACGCGATCCGGGAGAAGTTCGGGAGGCAGGAATGAGGGCCCTTGTTTTTTTGTTCGCTGCATGGTTCGCGGCGTGTTCATCTACCAGGCCGGTTGTTGTAAAGGAAGCGTCACCGAAACCGTGGGTACCGCTGCAGAGATGTGAGCCCGACGAAGAAACCGGCAAGACCACGTGTGAGACAGCGGATTTCGCCGATGGTCTTCTTGGTTGCGTTGAGTTCGGCCGCGAGAACGAGCACTTAAGGGTAAGGCTCGACACACTGACCGGACATGCAGCGGTTGACCTGGCTGCAGCAGACGAGCAATTGCAGATGTGCGAGGAAAAGCTTGCCTCACCCTGGCGATCGTGGTGGCTCTGGCTGATCGTCGGGCTGGCTGGCGGTGCCGCGATAGGGGCCGGGGCATCTATTGGAGCGAGGTATTAGTCGCTTTCGTAGTCTTCAAGGGATTTCATGGGATGGCTTTTGAGAAACGCATCGGTTTCTGCGTCGAGTCTTTCTCTCTCTCGTCTTCGTTTTTCGAGCCACTCGTCGGTTTCCTTTATGATTTTCTCGGTGCGTTTTTTAGATTCATCGATCGTGCGTTTCCATTTCTCAACGTCGGCGGCATGCTCGCATCGGTAATAAATGATTCCAGAACCAAAAACCAAAAGGAGAGCCCCAGATATGATCACAATCATCTTCATGGGGGACTAGGTGCAGTCGTTCACCACGTTGTCATATCCCCAATTGTAGGACTTCTCAATGCAGTTTTCTACTTGAGAGGTGCAGGGGCAGGACATCGTAGGCGTCACACAGTAGCAGTTGCCATCCTCCAATTCGTTCGGATCGGGGATGAGATGATCGGCCCAGCAATCACAGAGGCAACAGTCAGTGTATCCCTCGCAGGCGTCCGTCATTCCCTGCTCAAAGGCGGCCTGTGCTTGTTCGCAAAGCGTAGGCCCCGCGTCTTCGCTGCCCCCGCAGCCGATGGCCATGACGGACAAAAACAAAACAACCAGTCTAATCATGGGATCCTCCTGCCTCTATTGTATCACAGAAATTTTTTTAAAAAAGGTGACCTGGATCACTTGACAGAATTTCTTAATTGTGTATCCTGTAATTGGTCCCATGAAGAGAGCAAATCAAATTCAATATGGCAGAAAGCCCCTACCGAGCGTCCATGTAGTGACACTGACAGAGCCGGAAGGTTCTTCTTCAGCGATCTTCATGGGACCGGCGGTCGGTGGGGGTGTGCCCGTTTCGCGCTAGGTTTGTTTCCGGCGCGAGCCGGGAATACACCAACACGGGCGGGCAGGAGGGTTGAGCAAATGCCCGTCCGTCCCCTGTTTCCTAGCCGGTGGACTCCTACATATCCACGTCACCTGTATTTTTGCGGCGGGGTGACCCAAAAACAGTTTTGCATGCCTCTATCTAGTACAGACGATATAGGGGCATGTCATGTGCAGAGAGTGGGTCCGCAGTATCAGGGGTCAGTTGACCAGTGCGTTCAAACGGATCAAGTGGTGCGAGCAGGAGGTTTTAGCAATCACCCGGAAGGTGGATCGTCTGGAGCAACTGACCCGACGCTTGCTGGAGCGAGACGTAACAGACTGGAGCTAGGCAACGAGCGGGGGCAGCGGGCCACAAAAAACACCTTTGAGGTGAGAGGGAGGAGTGTGTCTTGAAAGCCTGGCATTTTTTGAAAGCCGATAAAAAACTTAGGTACGGCGATAACCGGATCGTTCGTCCCGGCGTCTGGATGAAATCGAAAGCCAAAGAGTTGATGATGTGCGATGCCGGGATGCACGCGTCAAAGGACATCCTCGACGCTCTTGATTACGCCCCTGGCCCTATCGTCTGCCGTGTAGAACTTGGCGGTGAAATGATCCACCAAGACGGCAAGTCTTGCGCCAGAAAGCGTCGAGTGATCTGGATGTATGATGCGACAAACGTGTTGCGCAAATTTGCCCGGCTTTGCGCGCTGGACGTAATTGACAAATGGGATGCCCCGGAGGTCGTTATTCGCTATCTGAAGACGGGTGATGAGTCAATCAGGGTTGCGGCGTGGGATGCGGCGAGGGCTGCGGCGAGGGCTGCGGCGAGGGCTGCGGCGGGGGAGAAACAATCACATCGTCTATACAAAATGATAATGAGATCCAAACCAAAAGCCTCGTAAGGGGCAGAGAGGAGTGTGTCATGAATCAAAGTGAAACCGTAGGAGAGCTTGCACAAGCCCTGTGCAAGGTGCAGAAGGAAATCAGGGGCTACAAGGAAGACTCATCCAACCCGTTCTTCAAGTCGAAATACGGTGACCTGACATCTGTTTGGGCGGCGGTCAGGGAGCCGTTGACGAAGAACGGGTTGGCCGTAATCCAGACGATGGGTGATACCAACAACGGTGCTGTCCGTGTACACACAACCCTGGTACATACATCGGGTGAGTGGATACGCGGGACACTCAGGCTCACTCCCGATAAGCCGGGACCACAAGCGGCGGGTAGCGCGATCACGTATGCTCGCAGGTATTCGCTCGCTGCCATCGTTGGGATCGCCCCGGAGGATGATGACGCCGAAGGATCCACCGTCCACGAACAACCGACACAGCAACACACCCGACAGGAGAAACAGAAAGCGGCGCAGACAAAAGCAGACAACAACGGGTTTCGACACAACCCGGATTATACGGGTGGTGACGATTCTATCGTTACTATCCCGGCGAAGTTCAAGGTGAAGCCAAATTCCGGCAAGTCGCTGATCTACATCATCGGCGGGGAAGATACGATCTTTCCCATCGGTCACGTTGCCGGGCAAACGGGTGACAGCGTAACCGTGACTGAGTGGATCGCGGAGCAGAAGATCAAGGACGGGCTGTTGGACGCGGCCCTTGTCGG